TCATCTTCATGCCCAGATTATAGATGGTTCTCTTTAATATCAGAAGAAGATGAAGATAAACTAGATGCACTATGAGTATAGTATTTAATGCTGCTGATCATAGCTATAAAAGCATTGAGGTAGATGACATAAAATGGATAAGTGTTACATCACTTGTTTCCAACTTCAAGAAACCCTTTGATGCTAAGGCTATAGCAGCTAAAGTAACAAACTCTAAAAAATCTAAGTGGTATGGTATTCCACCTGAAAAGATTTTAGAGATATGGGATAATGAAGCAAACCGTGCCACTACCCTTGGTACTTACTACCATAATCAAAGAGAGTATGATTTATGCTCTCTTGCTTCTTTAGAAAGAGAAGGTATAACTATTCCTATTGTACCTCCTGTAGCTGAGATAGAAGGATTAAAACAGGCACCTGTACAAAGACTAGATCCAGGAGTATATCCTGAGCACATGGTGTTTTTAAAGTCTGCAGGAATATGCGGACAGTCTGACCTTGTAGAAGTAGTTAATGATCATGTAAACATTACAGACTATAAGACTAACAAAGAGATTAAGACTGAGTCTTATGTAAACTGGGAAGGAATATCTGAGAAACTGCTCTTTCCTGTAAACAATCTAGATGACTGTCATTTTAATCACTATGCATTACAGTTGAGTATTTATATGTATATTATACTCAAACATAATCCAAAGTTAAAACCGGGCAAGATGTTTATACATCATGTATTGTTTGAAACTGAGGGAGAAGATGATTATGGATATCCAATTGTAAAGTATACTTCAGAAGGTGATCCTGTAGTTAAAGAAGTTGTACCAATTGAAATACCATATTTAAAAGATGAGGTAATCAGCATCATTAACTGGTTACATGAAAACCGAGACCAAATAAAAAAGAAATGATAGCTAAACTATTTGATTTGCAAAACGGCATAGTTGTTCCAACAGAACACTGCTATACACTTAAATCACTAAAAGATATAATGGATAATTATCCTGAAGACTATCTTAAGATTTACTTGTATTTGTTTTACATGACCTGTCCTAACCCGGACATGAATCCTTTCTTCAATGTCCCACATATGGATAAAGAAGATATAGTATTAAATGAAATAGAAGCAACCTTCTCTACAGAAGATGATGATATAGTAACTGCACTTAGATTCTGTCAAAGAATGTATGAAACTCCTACCTCCCGCGCGTATGAGGGTATGCAGAAAGCACTAGATAGAATATCAAGATACTTATCTACTACTCAGATTACTGATGGTAAAGATGGTAACATAGCTCAAATTAGAGCAATTGCCAAAGACTTTGATGCAATCAGACAATCTTTCAAAGGAGTATACAAAGACCTTCAGGAAGAACAACAAAGCAAAGTACGTGGTGGTCAAGGTCTAGCATATGATATGTAATGGAAGCATTCTGGGAAAACATACCTACTTGGGATAACGGAGTCTGGACAACTACTAGTTTTGCTACTAGAGAAGACTTAAGAATATTCTTACTTACTATATTCAAAGAACCTGGTCAGTATAATTTTAATGAAGACTCTAATAAGATCTTTAATGAACAGGCTCAGATCTTTAAAGCAAGTAAGGTATATTGTACAGCACCATTCAGATCTAAAGACTTTATCAAGTATTGGGATGACCAAAAGACTAAGTGTAGAAATGGTGTATTAGTTAAGTCAGGAAAAGAAACTTGGTATCTTGCCCGAGAATATTATATGTGGCTTAACTTCTTGCCTATTTTCAACAAGGAGATACAGGCATTTGGATTTGCTGATATCCGTGATGCACAGTATCACATGGCTCTATATGAGCAACTAGCAGAGTTACACTATAAACATGCAGCTATACTCAAGAAACGTCAGATAGCTTCTTCTTACTACCATGCAGGTAAGCTAATAAATCAGCAATGGTTTGAGGCAGGTGTTACTCTTAAGATGGGGGCATCTCTTAAGGATTACATTAATGAGAAAGGTACATGGAAATTTTTATCTGAATATGCAGCATTCTTAAATGAGCATACAGCATGGTACCGTCCTATGTCACCAGACAAAGTCATGATGTGGCAACAGAAGATTGAGGTAAGAAAAGGAGATAGAAAAGCTGAAGTAGGTCTTAAAGGTACAATACAAGGTATGTCCTTTGAAAAAGATCCTACTAATGGTGTCGGTGGACCAGTTAAATATTTCTTTCATGAGGAAGCAGGGATTGCTCCTAAGATGGATACTACCTTTGGATATATCAAGCCTGCACTTAAATCAGGTATGATTACTACAGGTATGTTTATAGCTGCAGGATCTGTGGGTGACTTAGATCAGTGTGAGCCACTGAAAGAAATGATTCTTAATCCGGAGGCTAATGAGATATATGCAGTAGACACTAATCTTATAGATAAAGATGGTACTATTGGTATGTCAGGATTATTTATTCCTGAACAATGGTCTATGCCGCCTTATATAGATGACTATGGTAATTCACTTGTAGAAGAATCTTTAGAAGCCCTTGATAAGTATTTTGAGGAATGCAAAAAGAAGATGTCTCCAGAAACATATCAGCTTGAGGTATCTCAGCATCCAAGAAACATTGAGGAGGCATTTGCACATAGAAAAGTATCTATATTCCCTCAGCATCTTGTTAATGCTCAGTTAAGAAGAATAGAAGAAAAAGAATACTCATATGAATTCTTAGATATACGTAGAGATGCAGAAGGAAAAGTTACAGTAAAAGAAACTAATAAACTTCCTATATCAGAGTTTCCTATATCTAAGAAAACAGAAGATAAGACAGGAACATTAGTAGTATGGGAAAGACCTGTTAGTAATCCTGAATTTGCTGTAACATACTATGCATCTATTGACCCTGTCTCAGAAGGTAAGACAACTACCTCAGAATCACTATGTTCTATCTATGTAATGAAAGCTCCGGTTGAAGTAACAAAGGTTACTATGGGTGAGACTGAGACATTTATAGAGCAAGACAAAATAGTAGCGGCCTGGTGTGGTAGATTTGATGATATCAAAAAAACACATGAGAGACTAGAAATGATAATAGAATGGTATAATGCATGGACAGTAATAGAGAATAACATCTCTTTGTTTATTCAGTATATGATTTCTAGAAAGAAGCAAAAGTATTTAGTACCAAGAACACAGATTATGTTCTTAAAGGACCTAGGCGCTAATGCTAATGTATTCCAGGAATATGGTTGGAAAAATACAGGTGTATTGTTTAAGCAACATCTCTTAAGTTATGTTATAGAATATACAAGAGAGGAATTAGATGTAGCAACAAAAGAAGACGGTACTATTGTAAAGACAAACTATGGTATAGAACGTATTCCAGATCCAATGTTGCTTAAGGAAATGAAAGCATATCAGGAAGGACTCAATGTTGACCGCTTGGTATCCTTTGCAGCATTAGTAGCATTCATGCGTATTCAACAGGCTAACAGAGGTTACGCAAAAAGAATGGTTATGGATGATGCCTCTAAAAACTTGCAAAAGTCAGAAAATTTGTATAAATTAAATAACAGCCCTTTCCGTCATTTAGGTAAAGGGTCAAGAGGTGGTGGCCCAGGATTTAAAAGATCACCATTTAAAAACTTTAAATAAAAGCTATGCAGGTATATAACGCAATGCAGCTCAAAGGTGGAGCTAAAGTGAAACATAATAGAATGGGTAGTATCACCCAGCCACTTCAGTTTTTACCTAAAGCAGAAAAAGATCAAGAGTGGGCAGCATGGAACTTAGACTGGTTAGAATGGAATGGTCTTAAGCAAATCCGTAAAAATGCCCGTAGACTTATGAAGAACTATAAGCTTGCTAAAGGCATTATAGATAAGTCAGATTATATTATTGAAGAGGATAATGAGTATAGGGATATAGTAGAGACACTTACAAAAGAAGATTACTCAGCATTAGAGCTTAAATTCTATCCAATCATCCCAAATGTAATCAATGTTCTTGTAGCTGAGTTTGCTAAGAGATCAACTAAACTTACATACCGTGCAGTAGATGAGTTCTCCTATAATGAAATGATGGAGAAAAAACGTGCAGATGTTGAGGAAGTACTCATGGGTGATGCACAAATGAAAATCATTGCTGCATTACTTGAGCAAGGATTAGATCCTAACTCTCCTGAAGCACAACAAGAACTTGATCCAGCTAAACTTAAAACTCTACCTGAAGTAGAAATGTTCTATAAGAAAGATTATAGATCAATGATAGAACAGTGGGCTTCTCATCAACATAAAGTAGATGTTGAAAGATTTAAGATGGATGAACTAGAAGAGCGTGGTTTCCGTGACTCTCTAATTACTGACCGTGAGTTCTGGCATTTCCAAATGATGGAAGATGATTACAATGTAGAACTTTGGAATCCGGTATTATCATTCTATCATAAATCTCCAGACGCAAGATATATCTCTCAAGCTAACTGGGTAGGTAAAACAGATATGTTTACTGTAGCTGATGTTATTGACCGTTATGGATATCTAATGACTACAGAACAATTGGAGGCTTTAGAAGCCATCTATCCTATCAGATCTGCAGGTTATAATATTGGTGGACAGCAGAATGATGGTTCTTACTATGATGCTACTAAGACACATGAGTGGAACACTAACCTACCTTCTCTTGCATACCGTCAGTATACATCTATGGTATCAGGGAATATATTAGAAGGAGGAGATGTTATCTCACAGATACTTGCAGAAGGAGAAGATTACAATGTTGCCGGTACAGCATATTTACTCAGAGTAACTACAGCATACTGGAAGTCTCAACGTAAAGTAGGTCACTTAACTAAAATAGCAGATAATGGTGAAGTAACTACTGAAGTAGTAACTGAAGCTTACAGTATTACAGATAAACCAATATATGACACTAAGTTGTTTAAGAATAAAACAAAAGATAACTTAGTATATGGAGAACATATTGATTGGATTTGGATCAATGAAGTATGGGGTGGTATTAAGATTGGACCAAACATTCCATCATTCTGGGGTATGAACAACCCTGGAGGATTTACACCTATCTATATTGGTGTTGACAAAAATAAACTGGGTCCGCTTAAATTCCAGTTTAAAGGTGATGAATCACTTTATGGATGTAAACTTCCTGTAGAAGGAGCAGTATTCTCAGATAGAAATACTAAGTCAACAGCGCTTCTAGATTTGATGAAGCCTTATCAGATTGCATACAACATAGTAAATAATCAAATAGCAGATATACTAGTAGATGAATTAGGTACTGTTATTATGCTAGATCAAAACTCATTACCTCGTCACTCACTAGGAGAAGACTGGGGTAAAGGAAACTTGGCTAAAGCATATGTGGCAATGAAGAATTTCCAGATGCTTCCTCTAGATACATCTATCACAAATACAGAGAATGCATTAAACTTCCAGCACTTCCAGAAATTAGATCTGTCTCAGACAGAACGTCTCATGTCTAGGATTCAGCTTGCCAATTACTTTAAACAACAGGCGTATGAAGTAATTGGTGTGAATCCTCAGCGTATGGGTCAACAGTTATCACAACAAACTGCTACTGGAGTAGAGCAAGCTGTAAATGCATCATATGCACAAACAGAAGTATTCTTTATCCAGCACTGTGATTATCTAATGCCAAGAGTACATCAGATGCGTACAGATTTAGCACAATACTATCATGCTAAGAAGCCATCTTTAAGATTGCAATACATGAGTACAGCAGATGAGAATGTAAACTTCCAAATCAATGGAACAGACTTATTGATGAGAGATCTAAACATTTTCTGTAGCACAACTGCAAATCATAGAGCTATACTTGAGCAACTTAAAGCTATGTCACTTAATAATAATACTACAGGAGCTAGTATATATGACTTAGGTAGAGTAGTTCAATCTGATTCAATTGCTGAACTTAATTCAGTTCTTAAAGCTGCAGAAGATAAGTCAATGCAGATGAAGCAACAAGAGATGCAGCAACAACAGCAAATGCAACAAGAGCAACTTCAGTCTCAAGCTGAAAATCAAAAACTTAAACTTGATCATGATGCTATGGAGGCTGAGAAGAATAGACAACGTGATATTCTTGTGGCTGAAATACGTGCAGCAGGTATGGGCTCAATGGTTGATATCAATCAGAACATGCAGTCTGACTTTGTAGATGCCATGAGAGACATACGTCAAGAAGACCAGTATAAGTCTCAGATGGATTTAGAGAGACAGAAAGAAGCAAATAGAAATTCTCTTGCTGCACAGAAAAATGACTTGGAAAGACAGAAGCTAGCAGTACA